TAACTGCCTCAGCCCGGGACAGCTGAGCTAAGTTAACTCCGGTACTTGGGCACCAGGATTTCCTGGGAGAGCACTAGTACCCCCTATATTACTATAGGAGGCAACCATGAAAAGTACACCCAAACTCCTGACACAAACGAAAGTGCGTGTTAGACACGGCTTACGGTCCGTTAATACCGTACGGAGCATCCTGCCGGAAGTAATTAAACTTCAAACAGGTTTAGATGTAAAGCAAGAATGCTATACCTACTATGGTATAGTAGATTCTTGGGTAAAGTCTGAAGGTAAGCGTTCAGCAGTCTTACGACTAAAGAACATTTACATTTCAGCCCTTCGTTCCATGGTAGATGAACCTGTAGAACTTCCTTGGATAAAGACAAATCGTCGAGGTTTCCCAAAACGGTTTGCCTTTCTCGAGAAGATAGTACTTCGAGAGAATAAGAGTCCGACTGCAATGCAGGCGGTTCTTAGTATCTTAGGATACTACAGAGGCATCTTAGCGCCTGGAATTCCAGAATTCGGGTCTATAACAGATCCTTGTCCAGAAATTCCTGCCAATTTGATTGACGAAATTCTCGATCTGGGTTTGAATCCAGAATGGAAAATCGTGCCAAAGAAATTAGCCCCAGCAAAGCTTAAGATCAGAAGTAAGAAAGGACCAAATGGCCAAGCAACCATTTGTGCCTTCCAAGATCTTGGGTGTTTAACACCTAATCTCTTGGAGTCTATGAAGATGATTTTATCTAAGTCTAACGACCCAGATAATCTCAAATTCCAGATTTCTAACTTATGTAAGAAAGTTCCTGCCCAAAAGGGATACCATTCCCGCCTCGCTATCAAACGAGAACGAGGTGGCAAAGACAGAGTCTTTGCCATGGTAGACTATTGGACACAAATCATTCTTGAACCATTACATCAGGGGTTAAGTAAAATCCTAAGGGAAATCCCTGAAGATTGTACTTACGATCAAGCAAAGAACATTGATTTAATGAAGCAGTGGACCCGTGAGGGGTCTGCTATTTCC